CAGCAGGTTTACAAGGGCAAGATAGAAAATGCAATCGTAAAGCATGACAGGGTAGTGTTTACGGTGGTAAATGATAACACCTTGCTGAATAAAATGCTACCGCCGAACATTACCACCGATGGGCTTGCAAAAGGAAAAATTGCGCAATATGTTTATGGCGACCATAGCGGGATAAAATACGGCGTAAATGATACAAATGGGACACCCCTTCAGAACAATACAATGGTTAAGGGCATACTCGCGACACAAGTTGGCGGAAACTATCGCTGGATTGTTGGCGGAAACGGAAGTGACTTGACAATAGCGGCGACAAATGCGCTATGGATTTGGCATTCTGAATACAAAAGATTTATGCAGATAACGACAGCATACACCACAGGAACAGATGCGCAGGGGAATGCTTATGTTGAGATAGCCCCGCAAGACGGTTTTTTTGTTGATGCTTACGATTATATAATGCCGACCAATGTGACGAGAAGCGGAACGCCGAACTGGGAAAGCCCAGCAAACGCGATTAACGACAAATTCGATATAAGCGATCCAAATGCTTATGCGCAGGCAACGCTGACGGATGCTGACGGTGGAGATACATATCTAAATGTCAGATTTTCGGACGTTCCGACCTATGCGACACTCGACAAGGACGTTTATTTCGGGGTTGACGATAACGGCATAGATACCTTTGAAATAAGCGGATACGGTGCAACGTCAGATATTACGGCAGTCGGCGGGTATTCCAACAGAGCGATAACGCTGGCGGACGGAAGCCTTCCGTCAACAATATCGTTTAGGGCGCATCAAATCGCCACGCATGGCGATAATTGGGCGCGTGTTTCAAACTGCTTTATGCGCCTCGAGCTTCGGGTTATGGAAATGCAGGATGTTTATATCGGCGTAAATAATGCAAATGATTATACGCAGCGCACCATTATCGAGCATCTCGCGACAGAGTGCGGAATTACCTATACAGATAATGCGGACGTTGCGGCAATCACAATGGCGGGCGTATTGAGCGAGCAAAAAAAGGCTGTTGATCACATCAGGGAAACAGCAAAGCAGGGCGCGTGCGTTGCTATGATAAACGGAGATAATGAAATAACCGTTGACGAAATAGACATGAGCGCAACGGCGGACAAAACCCTTGACATTGGCGACATTGAAATCGAGAGCGTGGTTATCGGGGAAAGTTCGCTGCATTCTCTGGTTAATGATATGACCGTAAACTATTACGCTGATAGCTATACGGGCGGATTGTCGGAAATAGCAAACGATACAAATGGCAATTCATGCGACATATATGGGACATACGAGCGCGTATTGGATGCAAACTTCATAACAGCAGCAGCTTCCAGCGCATCGCTTCTCGATTATCATGTCAATGGAACAACCGCGACCTTCTTTACAGAACTGCGCTCGACTGTCGAATTTTACACGCGCGACATAAGGGGAACGGTTCCGTATGACGGAAGCGGAAACTTCCATCCGCTGATAGAGCTGGAACTCGGAGACCATTTCAGTCTGCCCGCTGCGCTTGACAACTATCTGACCTGCAACGGAGAAAGCTGGAGCGGAATGGTGTTTAAGATTATCGGCTACGGGATAGAAGCTGGCAGGTTGTGGCTAAAAGGCATATACATAAGGACGGTATAAATGGGTGTAGTGATATATTACGGGAACATAGCAGATGCAACGCCAAGCGCGGGGGATGTGGGTTTTAAAACGCAATACCCAGTCACCAATGCGGCGATTTTGAACAAAAATATCCATTCTGAATGGAACGGTGACGATATACAGATAGGCGCGGCGAGCTATACGGTGGACTTAATCAAAGTCAATTTCGGGACGGCGACCGCGATAACAAGCTGCGTTTTTGACGTTAGCAGTTTGGCGATTGTGCTGGATGCTGGCGACCCGACACTCATTTCCAACGTTGACGTTATCCTTTACGGGTCTGCGGATAACTTCGTGAACAATACCGCAGTAAAAAGTCTTATCGCCGAAACGCCAGGCACTAACACCTTTAGCAAAACATACACGGCGATTTATGCGGAAACCTTCGCTTCGTCTTCATTTCAATATTTCAAGGTTTCGCTTGTTATCACTTTGGCTGGTACGGATGCCTGCGGCTGGGACGTGTCGGGAAATCTGCTAAACCTGTATCTTGGCTCTTATTTATCCCTTCCAGACCCCGACTTTTATCCGCGTTCATTGACCCACAATACAAAGATAAACACTTCATACACGGGCTTGCGATCGGGGCAGGACACGCAGGGGCAAAGGAAGGCGTATAACATGACATTTGACAATTTGTCGGAAGCGGAGAAAAATAACATTATCGCCTTTGACAGCGATACGGGGGGCGGGGCGTATCCCGTATATATAGAACACACCGGCATAATTGACGCTTTTTTTGCGCGTGTAATTGGCGGGCTGGAAGTCGTGCCGACCGCATACCAGAATTATCGGTGTGCCATGAACATCGAAGAGGAGTTATAAATATGATTGACATTACACGCGAAGTAAAAAATCTTATCTCAACGGCACACAAGGCGGCGTTAAACAATTCCGAGAGCAATGCGGTAAAGCAACGCATAAAAGCGATTGAATTTTATCAAGGCGAGCAAAGGGAATACATTAAGGACTATATCTCTTTTTCCAATACCAACCGCATGGAGAAGATGCCGTATAGCTACACCAACCTGACGCGCAAAGTCATTAACGGCGTTTCCTTGACTTATATTAACCCGCCCGAAAGATACATCAACGGAGAGCGGCATGATAAATACGAACTATGGACAACGGATAAGAAATTCGTCATGCTGGAAGCGGACAGATACACGCGCCTACTGGACAGGACAGGGATAAAAGTCGAGTGGGACGCGAAAAGGAAAAAATACAAATACAGGCTGCTGACGGAAATTAATGTCGAGTATGACCAATACGATGACGAAGTGGTCGCGGTATGGTTTCCGATAAAGGCGGTAGGGGTAGATAAAAAAGATAAACAAATAATGTATGAGTTCTGGTCGGCCGAACAACGAATGATTATTGACGGCGAGGGCAACCCCTCAAAGATACAAGCGGAATACGGCTTCGATACGGACGTAAATCCTTACGGAATTATCCCCGTGGCGGTGTTATCCGATGACGGAATTATAGCCAAAGACCTTATCAATGCCAACGAAGTGATTAACGCCGCGCTGACCGAGCTGAACGACTTGATTAAATTTAGGGCATTCGGCATCCCGTGGATCGCTGGCTTCAAGGGGCAGACGGATACGCTTTCGCTAAACTATAACACCGTTCTGACAATGACCGACCCTGCCGCAAAAGCGGGAATGCTTGAAACAACCGTACAAATCCAGCAAATTGTCGACGCAATAAAATTCCAGATTAACACCGTCTGTGAGAATTATGGCGTGTCCTTTAATTGGGGAATACAGGGCGATGTATCGGGCTTCTCTTTGCTTGTTCAGAACGTGGAGCTTTACGACCAGATCAGGGTGTATAACGAAAAGCGCAGGAGTTGGGAGCAGGATATTTTCGACATTGAGAGGGTCGTTTTGGAAAAGGACGGCAAGGGAAAGCTGGACGGGGAATTTTCCGTTGACTTTGCCGAGTATCACGTGCCGGTGAACAAGCAAGACGAAATACAATGGAATGAATACCGCCTGCGGAACGGGCTGGCTTCGCCTGTTGACTTAATTATGGAAAGCAACCCAGACCTAACTGAAGAGAAGGCGCGGGCGATTTACGAGCAGAATTTAGCGGATAAGAAATCGAACACCGAGGCGGGCGTGCCAGAGAGCGAGGAGAGCGCAATATTCAGAGGCATTTTGAATGAATGAATTTAGCGAACAGCAGGAGCAGAAAATAAAGGCGATTGTCCGCAATTATCGGGCAATGGACAAACTGCGGGATGAGGAAAAGCAGTCGGTGGAGTCTTTTATGGAAGTCATGGCGGAAGGCATTGATAAGAATTTCGAGGCGTTCCGGAAAAGTCCGAAAGCGGTCATAAGGGCTTTAGTCGCCAAATGGATTAAAGAAAACAAGGCGTATTTTGACCGCTCTGCGAAACTTGGCAAACAATACGCGGAGGATATCCTGTGAGAATAGACCTGTCAAATACTTTCAATAAAGCGATTGATATTATCCTGCGCGACATTGTGAACGGGATAAACAGGGGAACGCAGTTCGGGCGCAGATTTAAGCCAAACGCTCCGCCAACGATAGCGCAAAAAGGACATGACAAGGTATTGGTCGGCAAGAAAAGAAGCTGGGAAACCGAAAGCAATTTCAAGGTTGAAAAGGCAAGCCCGACAAGGCAGGAGGCGAGCGTTACGCTTCCAGATGGAACGGAGGACTATGCGCTTTACAATCAAAGGGGAACAAAGCGCGGAGTGCCGTCAAGACCGTGGTGGGGCATCAGCAAAAACGCACAGCGCGTAATTGAACCGATAATTGACAAAGACCTGAACACCATAATTGATTACAGCTTGCAAAGCGCAGGATTTAGGAAGCTATGACCGAAGAACAACTGCAAGAAGAAATACGGGCGTTTAAAACAATTTTCCTTTCGGAGATGCTGATCGAAAGTGAACGCCTTGCTTTATCCATGGAAAGCTATATCGCAACCCAGCGCAGGGCGGGAATGAGCCTTGCAAATATCCGAGAGGCTTTGGTAAATGATGCGCGGACAGGCGGGCAGATATTTGGAAATTTTAAAGCGCAGTTCAAGGCGAAAGTATGGGGCGTTAGCGAGCAGTTATCGGATTCTATACTTCACGGAGAGCAGGACGAAAGAGGATATCAGCTGTATCAATGGGTCGCGATTGCCGATATGCACACCTGTGCGGATTGCGCGGACAGAGCGACTTGGGATGCCATGACCTGGGAGGAATGGGAAAAGGTCGGGCTGCCTGGGGTTGGCGCAACCCTATGCGGAAACCGTTGCAGATGCGATCTGATCGCAACGGGCGTATTTGAAAATGACGTGGCGCGGGAAGCGAGCGCACGATATTATCAGGAAAGATATAACGCGGAACACGCGGGGCAGATTACCCTTGACGAAGCCCGCGCAAACGTGGGAGGCAATCTAAAATGAGCCGTATAACCGAATACTGCAACGTAACGACCGATTTACAAGAGGTTGTGAAGAACATAGAAAAGTATGCGTATCAAACCCTTGACAACGACAAATTCTCCGCAGAAAGTGGGGAAGTTTATTCCAACTACGGACAAATTGGATATGTTGGCGCGGTCTGGGTTGCTGGAGAAGAACAAAGCGTTGCGGCAAATGCGGCAGGTATTGATGCAACCACCACTTGGTATTATGACAGCACAACCGATACGCTCCACTTGCTAACCTCTATTATCGGAAATAATGACGTTGACATCGCGCCCGACAGCTGGTATAATATCAAAGACAATGCGCGAGAATGGGCATCGCAGGAGGTGGAGGCGTGGCTGTATATGTATCAAAGCCCCTTGCCTTACCGCAGGAACTCAAACAAGGAATATGACAAGGATATTGTTCGGGCGACCGCTATCTTGACCTGCAGAAATATCGTTAGGGCAAACAATCCAGAGGACGACCTTGTCATGCAGTTGACGAACGATGTGGTAAAAAGAGGCGACAACGGGGAAATAGTC